AGTGGCGCACCCGCGAAAAATTGAATCAGAAAACGGAAAATATAAAAAACCAACGCTTTATGACATTAGCGGTTCGGCCGATTTTTTCAATAAGGCGTACAATGGATTGATTGTTTACCGTTGCATTGGCGAACGCACAAAGTTTAAATCGGACGTTGTTAAAATATACGTTGAAAAGGTCAAGCGTAAAGAAAACGGACAATTGGGCGAATTTGATATTGCGCCGGATTTTACCAACGGCGGCATATATAAAGACATTGATTTGGAAACCAAAAAATTTGAAGTCATAACCGACGATTTGCCTTTTTGACATTATGGCGAAAATATTAAATCCAACAGACGAACACCGGACCGCCGTTCAATGGTGCATTAAAAACGACATAAAGGTTGCAATACACCCAACAACAAAAGGATTGCGCATTGAAATTGACGAACGCGGCAAAAAAACATTGTCGCCGCAAACTTATAATAAGGTTGAGGCCAACAATAAAGTTTGGGAAATATATTTGTATATTTACAAAAAATATTTCAGAAAATGCGACTAAATTTTAACACAATTATATATCCAATTTACGGTTGTTTAGTAGGTTTAAATTATTGGGATTCGAAAATGGATCACGTTGTAATTGAATCAGCAGCCGAAGACCAAAACGAACATTGTTTGGAAATTCATTTATTTATTTTTGGTATTTCTTTTATTTGGTATTCTGAAAAGTAAATGCGAAAAATTGTCAGCGTTAAGAAAATAAAACAAACGCCGAACAATCCGCGTTTAATCAAAGACGCAAAATTCAAAAAACTTATAAAGTCAATAAAAGAGTTTCCGCAAATGTTGGAAATACGGCCAATTGTTGTTGACGAAACAATGACCATATTAGGCGGAAATATGCGTTTGCGTGCGTGTATCGCCGCCGGATTGTTTGAAGTTCCAATATATATTCAAAAAGGTTTAACAGAGGCGCAAAAGCGCGAATTTATAATCAAAGATAATTCCGGTTTCGGCGAATGGGATTGGGACATTTTGGCGAATGAATGGGACGCAAAACAATTAATAGAATGGGGGGTTGATTTACCGGTTTTTGATTTGCCATTAGACGACGAACAACCAAAAGAAAACGACGACGACAAAGACGTTTGCGAGTTATGCGGAAAATAATTTTCGTAAAGTTTTCGTAATTTTTTAAAAAAAATTTTCATTTTTGTTTTGTAATTGAAAAAAAAGTTTTATATTTGTACTATCAAACAATAACAATAAAGAAAACAATTATGGAAACTACAAAAACAAGAACGGAAAGAGTAAAAGAACAAGCAATTTCAAACATTGAATTTTTACAAACTGAAAAGGGTTGGAATGAATTTAAAAAAATTATGTCAATGGCAACGTTTGAAATGAATAAAAAAGAAAGAAAACAATTTTTTGAATTAATGAAAGACGAAAAAGAAAAAACTAATTTTTTAACTTATTTATTTGCAACAACGTCAATTGAAGCGGCTTTAATTCAACAACAATAAAAAACACTAAAACAAAATTCAAAACCTTTCAGAAATGAGAGGTTTTTTTTATGTCTTTTAATTTATTTAACTTTGCGTTATGCAAACAAAATCGGACATATTAAAAAACAATTTATTAGAAGCGTTAGAACAATCATTGGGAATTGTGACAACGGCGTGCAAAAAAGTAGGTTGCGCACGTTCAACGTTTTATGAATATTATAATAAGGATAAAAAATTTCGTGCAGCCGTTGACGAATTACAAAACTTTACTTTGGATTTTGTCGAATCACAATTGCACAAACAAATCAAAGACGGCAATACAACCGCAACAATATTTTATTTGAAAACAAAAGGAAAAAAACGCGGGTTCGTTGAGCGCCAGGAAATACAAATGGACGGTGGTATCGAATCTAAAATCATTGAATGGACACCGGCAAAGGACAAATAAAAGAATTTTGCAACGTTCAATTTTACCAAACATTAAATTCAACGGCGCGAATAAAAGTACATCAAGGCGGAACGCGTTCCGGCAAAACCTATGCGATTTGTCAGTACTTAATTTATAAGCTAACAACCACAAAAAAACCAATTACAATTTCAGTTGTTAGGAAAACGTTACCGGCGTTAAAACGTTCGGTATTGCGTGATTTCGTTTCCATTGCCACAAAGTTAGGCGTTTATTATAAAGGCGAACACAACAAAGCGGAAAACGTATTTCGATACAATGGTTCAATGGTTCAATTCATTTCAACAGACGATCCACAAAAAATTCGTGGCGCCAAACACGATATTTGTTTTTTGAATGAATCAAACGAATTAAACTTTGAAGACTTTCGACAATTAAATATGCGGACCGTTGGCGAAATGATTATTGATTTTAACCCGTCCGATCCAATACATTGGTTATATAATGAAGTTATCGAACGCGACGATTGCGACTTATTTATTACAACGTACAAAGACAATAAATTTTTGCCGTCTGAATTGGTCCAGGAAATCGAACGTATAAAAGAACGCGATCCGGACTATTGGCGCGTCTATGGAGAGGGCCAACGTGCGCAATTTTCAAATCGTCAAATCTTTACAAATTGGAAATATATTCCATTGTCTGAATTTCCGGAGTTCGACGAAACGGTTATTGGCATTGACTTTGGATTTACTAATGACGAATTGGCGATTTTAGAAGTCGGCAAAATAAAAGACCGTTTATATATTAACGAATTAATGTATAAAAAAGGAATGACAAACCGCGACATTGCAAACTTTTTAAAATCCATAAATAAAAACGATATATTGGCGTATTGTGATAGCGCCGAACCAAAATCCATTGTTGAGCTGCGTCAAATGGGCGTGTTGGCAAAAGGTGCGGTAAAAGGCGCCGGCTCAATTAACGCCGGTATTAGTTTAATAAAAGAACACGAAGTTTTTGTTAGTAACGAATCAACGAATTTAAAACGTGAACAACATTCGTATTATTGGCAACAATTAAAAGACGAAACGATTATAAATAAACCTATCGACGCAAACAATCATTTAATGGACGCGTTGAGGTACGCCGTTTATTCTAAATACAAAAACCGAAGTGAATTTTTTGTAATATAAAAACAATTTTAAATTTTGTATTTTTACGAAAATTTTATACATCAATAAAATATGGCTTCATTATTAGACCGCTTTAAAAATCTAATTTCAAAAAACGCACAACAAACCGCAACCGAATACAACCGCGCAATTTATAATTGGTTAGGCGAATCAATCGTTTGGAATCCGGAAAATGACGATTCCTATATTACGGAGGGTTATAGAAAAAATTCAACGATTTACGCGTTGGTTAATTTAATAACAAAAGCAGCGACAACAATTCCGTTTCAAGTTTACGAAAAGACAAACGAAAACGATTATAAAAGATATAAGGCGATGACGTCCGGAACGTTCGACGCGTCAACAATTCATAAGGCGGCAATGTTACAAAAACGTTCATTGGTTGAGTTACAAGACACCGAACTGCATAAATTATTGGAACGTCCAAATCCGGCGCAATCTTATAATAGTTGGATCACTGAATTGATAGCGTTCGGAAAATTAACCGGCAACCGTTACATTTATGGAATTGGACCGGACACCGGCGCCAATGTTGGAAAATACACCGAATTATATGTTATGCCGTCGCAAATTATGGAAATCGTTTCCGGCGGTATTATGAAGCCGGTTTCAAAATACAAAATAGAATACAACGGAACATATGAGATTGACGCCAACGAAATATGCCACATTAAAGATTTTAACCCTTATTATGACGGAACGGGTTCACATTTATACGGACAATCGCCATTGCGTGCCGGTTTACGTTCATTAACAACAAACAATGAAGCGGTCCAAACCGGAGTTAAATATTTACAGAACCAAACGGCGCGTGGTTTATTAATGTCAGATGAAGGCGACATTAACGAGGTCCAGGCGCAACAATTAAAAGACAAATTCCGAAAACAATTTCAAGGTTCGGACAATGCCGGCGACGTTATTATAACGCCGAAAAAATTGTCGTGGGTTAACTTTGGCTTAAATGCTGCGGACGTTTCATTGATTGAACAATACAACGCATCAATAAAAGATTTATGTAATATTTACAACGTGCCGGTTCAATTGTTAAACAATACCGATTCCGCATCATATAACAATATGAAAGAAGCTAAAAAGGCGTTATATCAAAACGCGGTCATTCCGGAATTGTTAAAGATTAAAGACGAATTAAATCGTTGGTTGGCGCCTAAATTTGGGGACAAACTTTGCATTGAATTTGATTTTTCAGTTATTCCGGAATTACAAGAAGAAACGGACAAAGTCGTGGACCAATTGACAAAGGCGTGGTGGCTAACACCAAACGAAAAGCGCGCCGCAATGAATTACGGAAAAGACAACGAAACGTCACAATTGGACGATTATTTTATTCCGGCGAATTTAATTCCTATACAATCCAATGATGTTGAAATGCCGGTTGAAAACATTGATGTTGACGTTAACAAGTTTTTAAACGCAAACATCGAAAAAAAAAATCCAATAACTAAAGACGAAACGTTTTCAGATTATCCACAAACCGCAACGAATAACGCCAAACGAATGATTGAATGGCGCGAAAAATACGGCGACGAAGTACAAGCGGGAACGCCAACGGGTTGGCGTCGTGCATCAATGTTAGCAAACCGCGAACCATTAACAATTGAAATGTTAAACCGCATTAAATCATTTTTTGCACGTCACGAAGGCAACCAAACAATTGCGAACCAATACAAGGACACACCATGGCGCGACAATGGTTTTGTTTCGTGGAATTTATGGGGTGGTACTGCAATGCGTGATTGGGTTAATAAAAAATTAAACGAAATAAACGAATAAATGCCAACACCAAAACCCAACGAATCCGAATCAAATTTTGTGGCGCGTTGTGTTGTTGATACGGAAGCCGTTCGCGATTTTCCGGACACACAACAACGAGTTGCGTTTTGTTATTCACAATATGAACGTTCGAAAAAAAGCGAGGTTTTAAATAAGCAAAACAAAATTGACCGCGACAAATGGCAATCGTCTTTTGAACGCCAATTGGATATTGCAGAAAAAAAGCAAATCGCCATTGTAAAGCGTTTTTATAAACGTGAATACAACAAAGGCATTGAATCATTTATAGCAGACGGCCAAACCAATTTCCAATTATTATTTGACAATAAAGATTTATTAAAAATATATCGTGATTTGTATACCGAAATCGGAATGCGTTTCGCGAAATGGTACGTCAACAATTTTAAAAAGTTTATTACAAAAGCGGTTGACACATCAGCGGTTGACGATATTTGGCGCGATTCTTTTGGTTCTTTTGGTTCAGCGGTTGGTGCGCAACGCGTCACATTAGTAAGCGGAACGGCTAAAAAAACGTTAATAGATATAACACAACGATTGATGAGTGATCCGGAGTTTATGACATTGGGCGCCGTTGAACGTGGGCGTATATTACGAAACCAATTCAATAGGTATTCACAATGGCAAGCCGAACGCGTTGTCAGAACCGAAGCGACGGCGGCGGCTAACTTTGCAACAACGCAAGCCGCACAATCAATTTTTCCGCCGGAACAAATGCAAAAAGAATGGATAGCAAGTTTTGACGACAGAACGCGCGACACACATTTAGAAGCGGACGGCCAAATTGTAATGGCTAACAATACATTTTTAGTTGGTGGCCAACAAATGATGTTTCCAGGCGATACGGCCGGCGGTGCTGCGGAAGTGATTAATTGCCGTTGTTCGGTTGCCTATTTCCCAATTGAGGGCGCACAAACTGTTGACGACATTTCAACAATTGGATTGGGCGTTGCCGCCGGTGGTTTAAATAATTTTTAAAATTCGTATATTTACAAAAATTTTTCAATATGAATACAATTCTATATAAAGCGGCGCCGGTTGGCGAATTAATAGACGCCGACGAAAAGGCCGGAATAATAAAAGGTTACGGAAGTTATTTCGGAAATAAAGATTCCGACAATGACGTGATTATGAAAGGCGCTTATAAAAAGACGATTGCCGAAAATGGCGAACGCGTCAAATATTTGTACCAACACGATATGAACCAACCAATTGGCAAAATGACTGAATTGTATGAAGACGACAAAGGATTGGTATTCGTGGCGGAAATTGCAAAAACACAATTAGGAAAAGACGTTGTCGAGTTAATGAAGTCCGGCGTCATTACTGAAAATTCGGTTGGTATTATGCCAATTCAAAAAAATAATAAGGGCGATTATCGCGAAATAACAGAGGTTAAATTGTATGAAATTAGCGCCGTAACATTAGCGGCCAACGATCAAGCTAAAATATTAGACGTTAAAGGAAACATCGACGTTGACAAATTATCAAAGCGTTATGATAACCTAACAAAATTAATTCGTAAAGGCGACATTTCAGACGAAATGTGTTACGCTATCGAAGCCGAAATATTAAAATTAAAATCATTATTTGTGGAGTTCACGAAGCCGGTTGATGAAATCACTTTGCCGAATGTAGAAACTAAAAACAATGATTCCGAAGTGATAAATTATTTAATAAATTCCTTAAAAAATTAAAAAATGGAAGAAAATCTAAAAAATCAATTGGACCAATTTAATAGCGCCATTGATTCAAAAATCGAAAAGTCTAACAATGAAGTTGTTGAAAACGTTGTTGTTAAGGCAAACGAAATCGTTAAATCTGAAGTTTCAGAAATGGCGACTAAATTAAACGAACGTTTAGACGCAATCGAAGTATCTAACAAAAAAATGTTTAGCGCTAAAAAAAGAATGACATTCAAAGGCGCTTTAAATGAAGCGTTTGAAAATGGCGCAATCGAAAACCTTGCAAAAGGAAATTCAAGAAGCGCGTCTTTTGAAATCAAAGCGGACATGACTGTTGGCGCCGATTTTACAGGCGAAGTTATTCCGGCGGACAGAGTGCCAGGATATAAATTTGATCCAACACGTCCAACGCATATTCGTCAATTATTGGCGCAAGGTTCAACACAAAGCGATGTTGTTCGTTTCGTTAAAGAAAGCGGATATTCAAACGGTGCAGCAGCTACGGCCGAAGGCGTAACATTGACGCAATCAGATTTCGACATGACGGCTGAAGATGCTAACGTTAGAAAAATCGGAACATATTTCCGTATTTCTGAAGAAATGTTGGCAGACACACCACAATTGACTTCATACCTTTCAGCGCGTGCGCCGGAAAAACTTTTGGACGTTGAGGATACGCAAATTTTAAGCGGAACCGGTTCCGGTGCGCAATTAAGCGGAATTATAACAGACGCAACGGCATTCGCTGCGGGCGATTTGGCCGACTCTGTTGATGAGGCAAATGATTTTGACGTTATTGTTGCAGCGCTTAACCAATTGGCAGCGGCTAATTACAACGCGGACACAATCCTATTGAACCCGTCAGATTTCCACAAAATCTTATTATTAAAAGATTCGCAAAATAATTACCTTAAAGATCAAGTTTACAACGGTCTTCAGCCGGTATTTATGGGCGTGAAAGTAGTTTTAAACACTGCAATTCCGGCCGGCGATTTCTTAATTGGAAACTTTGGCGTTGGTACTCAATTATGGGTGCGTGACGGAATTAACGTTGAATTTTTCCGTGAAGACGGAACAAACGTTCGTGACGGATTCGTAACTGTAAGAGTTAGCGAAAGAATCGCGTTAACAAACTATTTACCAAATGCGTTTGTTACCGGTGACTTTGCGACTGCAAAAGCAGCGCTTGAAACACCATAATAACGGTTTAACCAACCAATTTAAGGGCCTGGAATTAATTTCCGGGCCTTTTTTTTATGCTTTATTTTTAGGCGCCCAACAGATAAGAACGAAAAAAAAACAAAAAAAACTTTAAAAAAAATTAAAAAAATTCTTTTAAAAGTCAAATAAAGTATTATCTTTGTGTCAACAAAACAATAAATCATTAAAAATTAAACATTATGAAAATTCAAGTTTCAAACACCGCAAACCAAACTATCAAAAGCAACAACAAAAGAACAATATTTTTTAATATTGAAGATTTAAAATTCCAACATTCAGTTTTAGAAGCCGGAATGGAATATATCAGAAAAGCGCAATACAATGTTAGAACAAACAAAGATTTTAATTCTTTAGAAAGAAAAAAAGTAAAATTATTTGAAGTTAAATTCAACATTGAAAAGGCAATAATAAATTTAGAAAAAGAAAATTATCAAATTGAAAAGGCCGTTAGTGCAGTTTTAGATTGGTAATAATTAACTTTTAAACAAAAACATTAACCGGCGCGTTTCGGCGCGCCATAATTTTAGAACAATGAAAACAAAAACCGGACTAACAATCATACACGACGGCAACCGCGTCAACGTGTACACACAAGACGAAATGCGAAAGCATAATGACGAAAACAAAATTGAAACGTGGATTTCAAGCGTTTTAAGCTACTTAAAAATAAAAAGATGAGTAATATACCAAATCATTACGATAACGGCTTAAAACACGATTTAATTGACGTTATAGCGTCTTATGAATTAAACTTTAATCGTGGCAACGTTTTAAAATACGTTGTTCGCGCCGGAAAAAAAGAAAACGAAATTGAGGATTTAGAAAAGGCGCTCGACTATTTAGAACGCGAAATAAATCATTTAACAAATAAAATAGACATCAAAAATTTTTAATTATGTGGGGATTAGATTATATACCGGGCGACGAACCGGAATTTATTTGCGCGGTTTGTGGTACACCAATGTTTGAAGACGCGGGCATTTGCTCGAATGCGTGTTTCGAAGCGGATCAAATGTAACATTATGAAACAAAAATTTATTAAGTTTTTCTTAACACTATTATTTGGGGGTTTTGCATTGCGTCAAATAATGGTTTACAACGAATTGCCAACGGCGATATTTTTATTAATTTTATCATTATGCGTCGCATTGGCTAACGACAATTAAATTTCATAATTTAATTTTATTGGTTTGTGTTAAAAAGTCAATCATTAATTTGGTTGGCTTTTTTTTATAACTTTACGTTATGAACGCAAACGTTTTTGGTTGTTATGCTGAATATCTATTCGCAACAAAAGCAATGGAAAACGGCTTTGTTGTTTCTTTTCCGTTGTTACATTCGTCGCATTATGATTGCATTGTTGATTCGCCAAACGGTTTATTGAAAGTACAAATAAAAGCAATCAACGAAAACAACCGAACGCGCAATCGAATTTTTTTGTCCGACAGATCCGGAAAAAAATATAAAAAAAAGGACGTGGATTTTTTCGCGGTATATTCAGCAGAACGCCAGGGTTTTTTTATTTTCAAAAACGACGGCAAAATTCAATCATTTACAATTGGTTTAGAAAAATATTCAAAATATTTTAATAACTTTGCGGCAATGTAAGTTTTCATTATTGTTTTCTATTCTTCTGAAAAGGCGTCACAAATTAAAGTGGCGCTTTTTTTTTATCTTTACAAAAAAATTAAGGTTATGCAATTAAAAATCAAACAATCAATTTTGCGAGGTGGTAAACGTTACAATGAAGGCGACAAAATAGAGTTGCCGGACAACGTCGCACAAAATTGGATTGCCAAAGGTTTTGCGTCAAAAGTCAGCAAAAAGCAAAACAAAGAAAAATTTGAAACCAAAGAATTAAAGGTTGAATATATTGAAATAAAAGACGATGCGACAAATAAAGATTAATTCAACAACCGGCAATGAATTATTGACCGGTCAAAATGTCAAAGATTACGTTCGAATTGACACGTCCGCCGACGACAATATTATTTCCGCGATGATTACGCAAGCGCGCATTTGGTGCGAAAACTATATTTCGCGCGACATTGTGCCTAAAAATCGAACGTATTATTTAGACGCAACCAACGGAATTTTTGATTTGCCATTTGGTCCAATTGCAAGCGTTGAGGAAATAACAATTGACGGCACCGAAACAACCGATTATGAAATTTTAGGTTTGGACAATGAAACCATTGAATTAGATCAAGGACCGGCCGAACGTGTAAAAATAACATATATAACAACCGGAATTGATGACGCGTTGATTAAACAAGCAATGCTACAATTAATATCAACGTATTACGACAATAGAAGTGATTTTATAAGCGGTTCGATTTCAGAAATACCAACGACAACAAAACAAATTTTAACGTCTTATAAATCAATGTTTATATAATGAACGCCGGAAAATTAAATTCTAAAATAACAATCAAACGTTTAACAAAAACCGCCGACGAATTTGGGGGTTTTAATTCGACATTGTCGGACGTTGCAACGGTTTGGTGCCATTTAACAGAAATTAAGGGCGAAATAAACGACAAATTTGGCAAACGTGAACAAGACGTCCAGGTTGAAATTACAATGCGTAAAAATACGGCGGATTTAATTCAGTTAGGCGACATTTTCACGTTAGAAAACGAAACGCAAAAATTTAGAATAAACAATAAATTCGAATTTGATTTGGATTTTTATACAAAACTATTGGCGACAAAATCGGAATAAATGAATGTAAATATTAAAATAAACCAAAACGATTTGTTAAAACTTAAAAATAAGTTAGACAAAATGCGTGCGTTCGAATCCAAAACATTGTCCAATGAGTTGGGAAAAACCGGTTTGGAAATTGTGCGTTTGGCAAAACGTGAGGTAAGATATGACAATGGCGATTTAAGAAAAAGTATTTCATCAGAAACAAACAAAACAACAAAATCCGTTAATATTGTTGCATTGGCACATTATGCGCCATATGTTGAATTTGGAACCGGTGGAATGGTTGATTTAACCGACATGACGGAATTGGGCATTCCGGAAAGTTACGCGGCACAATTTAAAGGCAAAGGCATTCGAGAGGTTAATTTGCCGGCGCGTCCGTTCTTTTTTAGTTCGGCGCGAATAGGATTTAAAAATTTATTAAATCGTCTAAATGGCGAAATACAAAAAGCAATTAAATAATGTTAGAAGCTATTCACTTTGTACGCAAAGCAATCATTGCAAAATTAAACGGCAACGTTGTAATTGACGGTTCGAACGTTCCGATTTATGGACGCGTTCCAACAAACGCAAGTTATCCATTTGTCCGCGTTTATTCAGTTTCAAACGACGAAACGGACCAAAACCAAAGTTCATTTAATATTGAAACAATAACAAGGATTGAATGCGTGACACGTTTTGCAAGTGACGACGGCGGCGAATTAGATTGCAATTTAATGGTTTCACAATGTTTGGAACAATTGCGTACACGTTCAGCAAATTATATTGATTTAAGCGCCAACGGTTTTAATGTTTATACAAGCGTAAACGAGGGCGTCAAATATTTAGAAGATGATTTAAAAGACTTTACATATTATCGCGCCATTATTGAATTGTCAAATAAAATTGAACAAATCGACGCGGTGGGCGGTTTACAAAGCGAATTGCAAAACGAACTACAATCTTAAAAAATAACCAATGGCAAAAATAACCTATTCAAATAAAACAGACAATCAAACATCAGCATTGCCGGCCGTCAATAAAGTGACCGCCGCCGATTTAAACGAAATAAAAACATCAGTTAATGATATATACGACACGTTGGGCGGTTTTGCGTTTTATGAAGACGCAACAACGGCATCAACGCCAATAAATATTTCAGCGGACACCTGGACCGATTTAACAAACGATAAAGCCGGCGCCGGTACATTAACGACTTATAAACCGTCATATGTTAGCGGCGATTTATGGGACACCGCGACAAATACAATTGATTTGGACGAAGTTCCAAACGGAAAAATTGTTGTAGTTAGAACAGATTTTGAATATACGCCCGGTTCGTCAAATCAACACGTTGACGCGCGTTTATATTTTCCGGACATTACAAAAGAATTACATTTTTTACACGGCGATTTGGGTTCGGTACACGGCGCACATCATTTTGTTAATACAATGCAATTTTACACGTATTCTAATATTCAAACATCAGACGTAAAAATTCAGTTTCAATCAAGCGGAAGCGGAACATTAAAAGTAAACGGATTTTTAATAACAATTTTAAGTT